CGGCCGAGCCGGTAGAGTCATAGACCGCTTGAGGAGATAGAAGACCTCGCCGCTGTCCTCGTGGATGAGGAGCCTCTGTCCGCCCGAGGTCTCCGCGTACTGGAGCCCGGGGACATCCCGAGCGCTCGCGAAGCGCGCGACACCGGCCCCGGTGCGGAGGCTCTCGTGAATGGGGATGGTCAAGAACTGGCGACGGCTCGGGCGGATGGTTCCGCCGTACTCGTGGATCCCAGCGTATCGAACCTCACCCGGTGTCCGTGTCGTGTTCGGGGAGAGTTGCTTCGAGTTCGGGGAGCGACCACCGGCGGACACTTCGACGACGATCGCGTCTCCGTCTTGATGGACCCCGCCGGCGATGGATGCGCGGAGCCTTCCCGTCCGCACGTTGAGACGAGTCACACCGCCCGCCGTGACCCGGAGCTTCGCCTCGGCCTCCGCGCGGAGGGCCGTGTTCACAAGCTCCTGAAGGAGCGCCCCTCGTAATTCACGGCTCGCCCCTTGGACTCTCTCGGCGAACTCTTGGAGGGTCATCGCCACGGGCTACCCGATCCAACTCGAACCCATCCGCCACGGGGCGATGAGTTCCTTCACCTCGGGCAACAGCGCGAGAGACGCGACCTCGATCGAGCCGCCTCCCTGCGTCACCTTCGATCGGCCGACGTGGTCGCGGCCTTGCCAAATGTGCGCGACCTGGAGTCCGATCGCCTGCTTGATCTCTTGTGGGATGCTCGAGAAGCCGGCGGTCATCGTCACCTTAATTGCCCGTTCGACGCTGGTCCAGTGCCCATGGGTCGAGTCGTGCTTGAGCATCACGATCCCCTCGTTTCCGTAGAGGACGTAGTCAGAAGCGGCGACGAGGTCGGCGTCGTCCGTGTAGGCCAGATCGGGATCGTCATAGATCGAGGTGATCGCGGTCACCGGGATCAGTGGGAGGTCGAGTCGCTTCGAGTGGTCGCCGGTCAAGTAGACGACGTACGTCCCCGAGGAAAGCGAATAGACGCCCGCGCTCATGAGAGGCCAGCCGAGATAGCGAGCGATGACCGGGTTCACCTGATCGACGATCGCCTCGATGTTAGAGTCTTCAGCCGAGCCAGACAGGCCACGGATGAAGAGACGACACTCGCTCCCGCTGACAACGGCCACGCGCTACTCCTCAGCGCCCGCTGACGGCTTCTTCTTCTTCTTCGGGGGTGTGACCTTAGACAGCCAACCGGGCGCGCTCTTGGCGGCCTTCTCGTCGAGTTGCTTCACCTCGCCGGGTGTCCAGTAGAACCCGCGCGGGTACTCGCCCGATCTATCGCTCTTGAATTTGATCATGCGTCCGCCTTCTTCTTCGCGCGTGGTGCGCGCTTCTTGACTGTTCTTGGGGCCTTCGGTGCGCTGGCCTTCATGGCGCGCGGGGCGGCCTTCTTCGGTTGTTCTGGTTTCTTCTCCGGTCCCGGCTCGAAGATCTCCGGGAACGTCTCGAGGAGATAGGCCGCCACGCTCTCGTCGACCTCTCGCGTCTCACCTCGGAGCCATACGGCCCCGAGTCCAGGGAGTGATCCCCGGTAGTGATCGCGCTTGCTGTCTGCCTTGAACGTGACGGCCTTCCCCATGGTTACGCTCGGACCTGCTCGAAAGCACACACGATCTGGACCTTCAAATTCGCCGTGCCTGTCTTCGTGGCGACGAACTTCAGGACGTCCGTCGCGCCGAACTCGAGCGCGGATCCCGCTGAGGTCGAGACCGTCATCGACTGAGCGACGGCGGCCGCAAGGACGTTGCCCGAGGTGCTCGTGTCGTAGGACGTCGCGACGGTGTCCGATCCCTGAGTCACGGCGATCACGTACTTGTTAGACGCGTCCTCCGCGAGGGCTGCGAACGGCACGAGAGTAATGCTCGAGAGCTTATACTCGCCCGCCTGTCCGTGACAGATGCCGGTGGTAACGGTTGCGGAGGTGTCGACGAAAGCCGACACCGTGACAGATTGAGGTTTTGACATGTCGGCCTCCTATGCTGCGTCAAGGTTGAATGAGAAGTGGACGTTCTTCTTCGTGCTTCCGTCGATGCTGAAGAAGACGTGACGGTCGGTGAGGACAAGGTTCTGAAGTCCTCGAGTGACGTCGGCTTGCATCGCGTAAGAGTTCCGAAGTCGGCCGATCTTGAATCGGTCCCGGTTGAACATGAGCATACCTGTCTTTGTTCCCGATCCGGTGTAGAGACCAGTTGCCGCAAGATCGCCGCCCATCATCTCCGAAACGACCAGGGGGACCCCCAGAAGCTGACCCAATTCGCCGCTCAAAATCGTGGCATTTGGCCCATACTGATCTACGCTGATCACGCCCGCTGTCGCGCCGGACTCGATACCGAACCCGAGCATCTTCAAAAGGTAATACTCGGGACTAACCACGGCGACGAGACTCCCGCTTGTACCATGAGGAGAAGCCAATTTCGCGCGTGCTTCGAGGAAGCCGGCAACGGTTTGCTTCGACCCTTGATCGGTCGTGTTCGACACGTCGAACGCGCGATGCCTGAGTCCGGTATAACAGCGCCTGTGATCGTCTGATCCGCCGGTCCCGGATCCCCATCTGCTTCTGATATTCCAGGAGGACAGCGTGTCCTCATCGCCGCTTGACGCCGAATTTCCGTTGATGATGGCATCTTCCTCTCCGTCGATAATGGCGGTTCGAAGCTCACTTTCGATGAGTGGCATAGCCGCGATAATCGAGTCCTCGGAGGCGTCGTCGTCGACCTGAGCGCGGACCACCATCCCGACCGCGGTGATGTTCCGGCTGTCGGTGGTGAGGCTACTCGAGGCGAACTGAGCCGGGTCGTCTGAGGTTGCCGCGCCCTTCTTGTAGGGTCGGAGACCTGTCGACAAGATCGGGAGGATCTCGTTCTTGTTGTTCATTTGCATGGTCTGGAACAGAGACGCGACTCGGCGCTCGGCTGTCAGGTCGCGCTCGAACTGGGCCAGGTGCTGATCCGGGATCCATTCCGCGCCGGCGTTCGCAGCGTCGGCCCACAAGCGCTTCACGGTGTCCGGTGCTCGGTCCATGATGTCGCGACAGGCGGCGAGGCTCTTCGGTGCGCCGGTCTTCGAGATGGCCTTCACGATCGTGTGCTGTTGGACAGCGCGCTGAAGATCGGCTTGCCAGTCACAGACGGGAGCGCCATCGAGGAGGCCCTCGGCCCATGGGCGATCGACGGTCACTTCGCCTTGCATACGGATCGACCCGTTACGGCGGACGAACTTCTCGAGGCCGGCTTCGCCGTCCATGGAGGCGCGCGCGCTCTTCCGGTTCTCGATCTCGGTCATGCGTGCGGAGAGCTTCGAGAACTCCTTCGCCTTCTCGCTGATCTGCTCGTGCATATTGTCACCACGCGCGGCGAGTGTCTTCTGACGCTCGACGATGTCGTGGAGACCCTTCTTAATAGTCTCGGGGCTGGAGAGATCCAGGCCCGTCACTTCGATGTCGCTCATGGTGGCGGCCTCTCTTGTGGGTGTTGTTGTTGCTTCGGTTCCTCGGCGCGTCATCATTGACACCCGAAGAGCGAACTGAGGGGATCGGCCTCCGACTTCTCGGGCGCGCTGCGCTCGATGGGCCGGCGGTCGGTCTTGTTCTGTTGTATCAGATCCGCGTCGGATGCGGCGAGGACCTCGAGAACTGTCTCTCGAACGAGGGCTCGAGTCTCGTCGGCGCTGAGCCGGATCGAGCGGTCGTCCTCTTCGTCGTCGTCGTCGTAGCCGTAGCCCTCGGTCTCGGGGGCGGTCGGTGCGAGCGCGTCGATCCCTTGCCACTCGTCCGACTTCCCGAAGGTGACGACGACTGACTCGTCTGTCTCGACGACCTCCATCACGTGACGAGCGACGGACGGGATCCCGAGCGAGCGGAGCGCCAGGGCGGCCGGGTTCGCGGGCACGTTCACAACCGAGATCTCATGGAGATAGCTGTCGGAGTAGACGAAGCCAGAGGCGGATCGTCGGGGGTCATCCTTCGGAAGCGCGGCGCGGGGCGTGGTCTTCCCGGGGGCGAAGCCGACCGAGACCGAATTCAGGAAGCCCCTCTCTATCTGCGATTTGACGAGACGCCCGAGAGCGTTCTCCTCGGAGTCATCAAAGCGAATGTCCGCGACGAGCTTCCCGTCGACCACCTCGACCCGTTCGGCGCGGCCGATGGCGGGGATCGTTGGGTCATGCTGCCAGAGGATGATCGGGTTCGAGCGGTACTCCTCGAGGCCCTTCTCGCTCCACGTCGGCTCGACGATGTCGCCGTAGCGGTCGACGTCCGGGGTCGATGCGATGACGCGCGTGAGCCCGTCCTTTGTCTCTGCTGATCGGATCTGTACGGTCTGGAATTTCCGGGTCTTCATGGCTCAGTCCTCGAAGTGTGGGATCAGGGTACACCGACAATTGACGTCCATCTCGGCCTCTCCGAAGCCGCCGGGGGCCTCGGCCTCGTAGCCGTCGATCCTGAACTTCTCGCCGGGGCTTACCGGGGGATGGTTCTCGAGGGCGCGGTGATTGTCGCGCGTGGACTTGTCTCTCGATGACAGCCACCGATACCGGACCTCGAAGCCCGCGTCCGACAGTTCGCCATATGCCGACACTGCCCCAGCGTTCACGGCCCGTGTCGTCTCGGTGCGAGCGATGCGGAGCGCTCTCATCGGAGAGTAGACGGTCGACCTCTGGATCGCCTGCTGCATCTCGGCGATCGTCGCGCCTTCGGTGATGCCTGACGTGATCACCTTCGCGACGCCCTCTCTCGTGTAGAGGTTGTAATGGGTCACGAGTTCGCCGATCTGAGCGTTCACCGCGCGGTCGACTCGGACGGGTGCCATCGTCGCCGAGTACTCGGGCGGCATCTGATCGAAGGTGTCCTGAACGGCGGCCTCGAAGATCTCCCTCATGGGAGCCTCGACGGCGGACTTCAGGATCGCGGCCTCGGCCAACTCATCGAGGACAGCGTCGACGAGTTCCTTCGGCGCTTGTCGGGTGACCTCGGTCGGGCCGGCTCGGTCGATCTCCTTCTTGAGTCGCTGAGCCGCGCGAGCGCCGGCGGCCAGGAGATAGCGCCGAAGGATCTTCTCGAGCTTCTCTTCGTTCGGTCCGTGGACGCGCTCAATGAACGACTTCCACACCATGTCGTCGGCTTCGCTTCCGGCGAAGGACTTCTTCTCGTCCTCCTTCTCCATCTGTCCGACGATCTTCGCCGACCAACTCTTCGCGGGGTCTCCGCCCCATAGAGCCCAGGCCACCCGGCCCGGTGAGGGATAGCCGTCCTCGCCAGGGTCGAACCCTTCGCCGGCCTTGTCGCTCTCGTGGCGTGCCAGCCATGCCCGCATCTTCCGCGCCTTGTCCGGGGAGATGCTCTCGCCGTTCGCCATGCGTCGCGCCCACGATACGGTGGCCGGCTTCAGGCCGTCACCGCTCAGGCCTAACTCGTGCCACGCGAGGCCGCGCTTCAGTTCGGAAACGACACCCTTCGGGACCTTGAAGTCGATCGACTCGTAGTCCCGGCGGAGGGGCGCGCTCTTCGACTTGGTCGACATCGGGTGCTCCTCTGGGAGGAGGTCCTGATCATGCTTCCCGCTTCTGAACTCGTCGTTCTTCAGCGCGTACAAGAACGAGCGGACCCGGGCGTATGCCCACTGGTCCGGGCTGTTCACTGAAGGACGGACGCTCTCGGGGTTCGTCTCGTAGGCTCCGACCCCGCGCTCGAAGACGGAGGCCAGGGTTCGCGCGCTGGTCTTCCTCCAGTCGGACATCCCCTTGTCCTCGATCTCTTCGTTGTGCTCCCTGGCTCGGTTCCTGAGCCCGGTCTGAACAGGCTCGGACAAGTCACCCAGCCCGCGCGCCTGCGGGGCTTCAGGGGCCGTTAGCGGCTGAGCACCGGCCACGATCCGACGGGCCTCGTCCTCGGGTACCGTCGGGAAGGCCGCACCGATGAGAGCGACCGCGGCGTCCGTGTTCAGTAGGCCGGCGGAGACTTGCTCGAGGATAGCGATCAGGCTCGCGACCTGGGCACCGTTGAGGGCCGTCGCGCTCACGGGCTGATCGCCCTCGGCGGCGGGAGCGCTCGTCTCGTCGACCTCGTCCTCGGCATCCATGCCCGGGAGGTCGTCGAAGCCCTCATACGCGGCGGCGTCGTAGAGAGGGACCCCCATCGTTACCCAGGTGAGGACCCGGTTCACGCGCGAGTCCCGGCTCTCCTGAAGCGCCTCGACGCCCGAGAAGTCGTGAAAGACGTGGAGGTCGGAGTCCTCGAAGCCGGGGAACATGCGAGCGAGGCGCGTCCACTGTCCGTCGAGGATCTTCGCTTTGGACTGGAGGCCGCTCCACCAGTGCTTCGCCTGCTGGGCTGCGGTGGCGTAGTTCACCGAGGACCCACCGAGCCGCGTCGGCGGACAGTCGAACACCGCGAGGATCGACTCGACGACGCCCTTCTTGAGGTCCTTATACTCGAGATCCCTCGGGGTGAACTGGAGGGCCTCCATCTTCGCGCTACCGCCAAGGAAGAGCGCGCCGCCTGTACCGGCCATCTGAGCATCGAACGTGCGCCTCATCTGCTTCAGTTGCGAGTCGCTCCACACGTCTGTGGGGTCCGATGGCGAGAAGACTGTCGTCGGGCGTCCTGTCTTGGCCGAGGCCGCCGCTAACTCAGAGGCGAGCCGGTCCGTCGTGAGGTCGTTCGACAGGGCTCGGATCGCCCCGTTGCCGTAGAGCCCGCGCGGGTCATCCTCCCAGGAGGTCATCCTGAAGTGGAGGATCTGCTCGTATTCGTAGCGCTCCGCGCGGCCGGCTCCGTTGTACTCGTAGTGGGAGACCTGTCCGTCGGACATCGGGACGACCTTCACGCGGGCCGGGTGTAGCCGAAGGAGCACCTCGGGCTGATCTCGACCGCTCACGAGAACGTAGGCATCGCCACAGAGGACGAGGTCGGACGCTATCTGTCGGCGGAGGTGGTCACCCGACACGCGCGACGAGGGGCGCTCCATGAGCGACAGCACGGGGTGATCCTCGATGAGTTCAGCCTCCGAGCCCCGGCCGAGCTTCACCCGTAGGTCGAGACTCGCGAGGTCGGCGGCGATCGCGTTCATCGCGGCGTTAACGTAGGGGAAGGCGGCGACGGTGCTGAGGCTGTTCACGACCGGATAGCCGGGGGTCGCGGGCTGTCCGCTGGCGAAGTCCGCCCCGGCGACGTGAACGGCTTCCCCCGTCTCGGGAGACACGCCAGCGAGACCGAGCGCGCGAAGCACTCGGAGAAGCACCGGCTCGGAGCGTGCGATGTCGTTCGCCATGGGTCGAGCATACCGGGATCGACGACAGGTGTCGAGCGAGGCCCCGAACCGCCGCGCGCGCCACGGGGTGATCGCGGGGTGATCGTCTCGGGTGATCGCGATCACTTGTAGAGACGTACAGCGATCAGGGGCTCCGGGTGATCGCCTGTCTTGTCGATTTGTTTTGCACGGTTCAAAACTGTGTTACTCTACGAGGGAACCAAGGAGGACATAATGAACGTCCAGCAACTGACCGCCCGCTTCCAAGCTCTCAACCTCAACGGCTCCGACCTCACGATTAAGGTCCATGGGGAGAGCGTCACGATCCTCGGACGTCTCGTTCGGCCGTACAGCGACTACGTCGACACCTGCTTCGACTTCTATATTGAGATTGATCTAACGACCGAGTCTCTTGGTCTGTGCGTGGGCAGGTACGAAAATAACCACATGCGGAAGCAGACCACCGCCAGTCGGGGTGTTCAGTTCTACGATTCTGCCGATTGCTTTCGGAACGCCGAGGCCATCGCGAACACCCTCGAAGCGCTCGCAGCCTAACCCCCACCCGGCCCCCTTCGGGGGGCCACACACACAGGATCCCACCATGGCCGAGAACGAACACACACCCCGCGCTCGGAAGTTCCGACGAGTGCGAAGCAAGGCGGACATTCAGAACGATCCCCGCGTCACCGATATGTGGCTCGAAGAGTCGGGATACTGGGTGAAGATGCGGACCGGCTACGACGAGAAGCTCGATCGATCGTGGATGTTCAGCCGGCCGGATTACTTCTCGAGTTGTCTCCACGAGGACACGATCTCGGAGCTTTGCCGCCAACTCAACGAAGAGGTGACGATCCTCACCGCTCCGGGTGACGCATGGTAACGAAGGCCCCGGCCCCCTTCGGGGGGGCTGGCTACGCCGCGCCGAACCCGGAGCGCTTGAGCGTGGTCACGAGGTAGCGTACGGAGTCCATAGCGTGGTCGTTCAGCTTCATGGGACGATCCGGTTGATCGGTCCGCTTGCTCGACGTCGTGTCCCACCGGTAGCCGAGGAACTCCTTCACGATGGGCCGGGTTGACGGGTGGTCATGGATCACGAGGTGGGGGCGTCCGTTAGCGTCCGGCTCCAGCATCTCCGCCACCGCCGAGATCCCGGCGCGCACGCTCCCGGGCTTCTTCTTGGCCGGTCGTGTCTGGATGTCGTGATCCCGGGCCATGGTGAGCCGCGACGTCCGGTCCTCCGGGTCGGCGACTATCCAGTCGGGCCACACGTCGCAGAGGTCCCGGATCCGCTGAGCCAGGGCGGAGAGGTGGAGGTCGGTCTCGTAGATGGCCCGGTAGACGTGGATCGTGTCGTCGCTCTCGTCGTGTGCCGCGAGTACGAAGCACGCGGGGTTGCGAGTACCCCAGTCCAGGCCGGCGACCCGTGGCCAGGAGGGATCGATGTCGACGCCCTTCAAGACGTGGAGGTCGGGCCGGAAGTCGTACACGAGCCCCTCCAGGGCGGCGAACTCGCCCCGGTCTCGGGCGGCGCGCTCGTGCTCTCCGAAGCTCTTCAGGAGTCGGGCGCGCTTCGTCTGGTCCACGAAGGGGTTATCCCCGCCGTGGATGTAGTGGACCCGCGTCCCCTCGGAGGGCTCCTCGATGAAACGACGATACGTCCAGGAGCCGAGCCCCCGTAGCGGTGTCATCGTCACCACGATGTAGCCAGACCGACCGGCCCACCGATACCGGAACACGCGAGCAAGCAACTCGTTGAAGACGTCCTCGTCTCCCTCCTCGTCGATCCAGACCATCGCGATCCCGCCGAAGCCCTGAGCCGCACGCCGCCCGGAGTCGTTCGTGAGGAAGACGATCTTCCGGCCGTTCGGCAACTCGGCGACACTGATCCCCGGCCCGCTCGGGTTCCTCCAGACCGTCGCCGGTGGAAGGTACTTCTTCACCTCGGCCCGCTGGACATGGATCGAGAGGGACGCGTTCAGAGACACCGCGAGGACGTTCCCGCCCTCCGGGGGTATCAGGTCAGGGTCGACACGGTTCGCCCGCATAAAGGCGCGAGCGCTCGCGTCGTTCGAGCCCATGGCGACGCACGCGGCCCACATACCCCCGAGGACAGTCTTCCCGGCTCCGTTGCCGCCGAGACAGACGGTGATGTCGGCCCCCGGGTTCTCGATGGGTGCGCGCTGAGACGTGCGCGGGTGTTCGTTGTGCCAGAGGGAAGCATACGCCAGGGGGGCGCGCTCCTGACCCTGAGCCCAGGCCATCGCCCCTCGCGCTCCAGCCTCAATCCGTCGTAAGTCCACCCTCAGGCCCTCCTGTCTGCTCGGAGGTGTCCAGACACTCGAACGACGCCTCGAGGGCTGGAGGGCCCCCTGAGACCGTCTCGAGGTACCTCCGCGCGTCCTCGTAGCTCTCGACGATGGCTTGAGCTTGCTCGACCGGGCTCATCGCCTCGACGGTGTGGCTCACCTGGACCTCGATCGGAGACTCGAAGCCCATGCACCGCGCCTCGAGTTGTAGGAGCCGAGACAGCGCGATCGACTGGTTCTGTCCGATGGCGTGAGACTGAGCCGCTCGGACCCGCTGTAGCCAGTCGGCGCGGTGCTCCTCGCTCGTGTTCTTCTTGGCCTCCTTGGCCCAACGGGCGCGGACCTTCGAGGCGTCCTCTCTGATCTGGCGAGCCCCGACCCCGTACTGAGTCCCGAGGGCGCGCTGAGTCGACACGGTCCAGGGTAGCTCCAAGAGCGCGCGCTCTACGGCCTCGAGGCGTTCGTCGACTTCTTCGCGTGATCGGCGTGGCATGGCTTCCCGTGTATCGGTGGCAGTATACACCGCCACGCGCCCCCTGTCCCCCTCTCCTCCTCTCGCGCTCTTCCTCACCTCCAGCACTCCGAGTCCAGGGCGAGCCGGTCAACGGCCATTCGATACCGCTCGGGGTCAATCTCTGCCCCTACATATCGACGACCAGTCCGGGCGGCGGCCCTTGCGGCGGGGCCGAGTCCAGCGAAGAGATCGAGGATCAGGTCTCCCGGCTTTGTCCACCTCTCGATCCATGCCGCCATCCACTCGACCGGCTTCTCCGAGTGCTTCCGCCTCTCGCTCGTGTGGGCGTTCGTGAGCGCCCCCCACTCGGTGCACAGCCCGGTACCCTTCACCGACAACTCGACCCACTCCGACGCCCCGAGCCAGTGGTACCCGGTCCCGCCTTGTCCCGCGACCTTGTGCCAGGAGCCCCCGGAGACGTACCGCCACCGCCACCGGGTCGACCCTTTCGCCTTCACCCAGTCGTCGAGCTTCGGCCACGTGCACCACATCGCGAGCCGGCCCTTCTCCATGGTGTCGAACGCGCGATCGAGTAGCTCCGCGATCTCGACGTCACTCATCGCTGCATAGTGGTTCTCTGGGTTCGCGCTGTGTCCCGGTGCTTGTGAATAACTCCAGGGCGGATCGGCGATGATGAGGGACGGCGCTCCGGGCATGCTGTCGAGAAGCTGTTCACAAGAGCAGAGGCGGAGGTCTATCCCCTCGGGCTGTCGGGGCTCGGGGACGGAGACGAGCGTGAGTTGTGTCATCGCTTGGCCCCTACTCGAGACCATCCCGAGACCTTCGATCGCTCCTTTACGCGCTCCTCCAGGGCGGCGAGTTCCTCGGGGGTGTTCCGCTCCTGCGTGGTGAGGTGGTACCGCTCGGGGGTGGAGTGGAAGACAGCCTCCGTCCAGGGGTTCGCCCTCCATGCGTCGACCACCTCGGACCAGTTGAGGATCGTCGCCGATGTCAGGGACCGCCCCTTCGGACAGTCGCACGCTGCGACGAAGGTGTCGGCCCGGACCCGGCCGTTCTTCTGATGCCACCGCGCCAACTCCCGGAGCCCGGTCCCGTTGCAGGCCGGACAGCCCGCGAGTTCATCCGGTTTCATGCGGAGGGGGTTCGCCTCGATGAGCGCCTTCAGGCGGGCGAGGTTGGCCATCCTGGCCTCCTTCCCGCACCACTCCTCGACGCCTCGAATGAGGTCCTTGTCGTGGACGCTGGCGAGGCCGCGCGACCATAGCTTCAGCGACGAGTCGACCCATTGGTCGGACTTGCCGTAGTTCTGCGCGAGCGCCTGGAGGCAGCGCCTCACGACGGGGATCGATGCCATGTTGTACTCCTGTGTGTGTTCAGTTCTTGAGGGTGATCAGGTTCCCGAGGTCGTCGAATTGAGCATCGTCGAACCAGTCCGAGCCGGTGAGGCCCTCGCCCGGTGTCCAGTCGTTGGACAGGTCGACGTACTCCCGGAGGTTCTTCGCCCTAAGGAATGTCGAGTATGAATAGCCCCCGGCGCGGAGGAACTCGGCGCGACTGTTCGGCGACTCCCACCACCACCTCCACGCCTGGACGACCGCCTCGCGGCCGTGCTCCTTCACTCTCACCCGGAGCATGTCGCGACGGCCCCCGAGCTTCGCCCGGTTCGAGTTCGGCCGCGCGGAGAGTCGGATGTCTTCAAGCTCCGACCAGATCCCCTCCAGGTCGACCCGCTCCGACTTCACGTCCGAAATTGGGACGTCTACTGTCTCTGGATCTGTAGGTGTAGGTGTAGGTGTAATTTTAGATCCGCGCGCGTGATGGCTGAAACCGTCGTCAATTGTGGCCGGTTTCCGGTCGATCTTCGGTGCTAAGTCCTCGGGATCGTTGGGTGTCGGTGGCCGGTTGCCGTTTGTGATGAGTGGCCGATCCTGCTGGTTCCACTCCTGGACGTAGGCCCGGACGTCTCCGAGGATGCGGTTCGCGCGGTACCGGGTCCACCCGGCCCACTCCGAGAGCTTCCTCGAGGACCAGGGCGATCCCGAGAGGTGCATGTCGAGCGCTACCGCGAAGCCGACGACATCCGGGGCGGGGTTGTCCTTGCTCCACCGGTGGATCAGCGTCTCGAGGATGAGCGCGCGCGGGATGGGTCTCCACTGGTTCATCGAGAGCCCCCGGTCGCGGTGAGCCACGCGCGAGGAACGAACACCGAGACCTCGGCCCGGGGATCGTCGGGTGGCTCCGCGAGAACGACCTCGCCCCGAGGGATCGCGATCTGGCTGTCGTCGTCGTAGACGATCCCATTCAGCGAGTCGGCGATCACCTTGTAAAAGTTGTCAGCATCGCCCCCGGTGCGCGTCGTCTTGTAGAACGGCCCACGGGGTCCTGTCTTCCGTCTCTTGGACTTCGGCAGCGGATACACGCCGACGACGTCCAGACGGACAGGAACGCCAGCAGGGACGCGCTTCCGGCCAGCCATGGCGGACACCGCGAAGAGCTTCACCCGGTCCTCATAGGCTCGAGTCCGATCGTCGGTGTAGGTGTGAGGCCGTCCGCCTCGGATGGAGAAGCGCGGGCGGCGCTTCGGCTCGGGTATTCCAGGGATCTTGAAGCGCACGAACGGGACCCAGGTCGTGGACGCTGTGGGGTAGAGGGTGGACATCTCTCTCTCGGTGTTATGATGGGGGCGGGATAGCTTCGGCTGTCCTTCCTGTGTGGCCCCCCTCGGACGTCAGCGACCGGGGGGGGCTCTTACTCACCGGAAGGTGACGGAGCGCAACTTCGCAAGGATAGCGCCGGGGATCTCTTCTCCGTTCTGGATGAGTTCCTTCACGGCCCGCCGGTCGACCTTCGGCTCGTACACGATGAATTCGCGGTGTCTGTTGCTATGGGCGAACCCTTCCACGTCCGCGATCTCGAGGCTGTCACGCTCCGAGAGGAACACGGTCGCGCGCTCCGTCTTGATCTGCGTCTCTCCCGAGGCGGCCTCGTGCGTCTCCAGGAGCGAGAGCCCCGAGAACTTCGCCCGCTCGATGATCCGCTCTCGCGCTCGCTTCCGGGCCGTGAGCGATGCGATCTCCTTCTTGTAGAACTCGACCTCGGACTTCGCGGCGCGGATGACGTAGGCCCACGCGTCCGCCTTCCCTTTGATGTCCTCGGAGAGCTTCTCGAGGGCCTCGTCGAGATCGTCATCGGTGACGCCCTCCGCCTCCATGAGCCGCGCGATCAGCGCCTCGGCCTCGTCGATCAATTGTGCTGTCGTCTTCTTGTTCTTCGCCATGTCGTTCTCCTGTGTGCATGGTGTGATGGTGGGCAGTTTCACCACTTGCCCGGGTGGTTCCTTCCCAGGGACTTAGAACGGGATCTCGGCGTCGTCGTACGGCGGCGCGTGGTTCGTCGGGGGTGCGGACTCTTCAGCCGTGGCGGCCTTCAACAAGCGGAGAAATGTCCACTCTTTCTCGGAGTCTCCGTCACCCCACCTTACACCGACCCGGTCGGCCTTTTCACCAGTCCCGATCCAGAAGATGTCGCCGACGTTCCCCTTCGACGTCTGGACCCGGTCTCCCTTCTGGAAGGGTGAGTCAACCGCCACCGGGGCCGGTGCTGAGCGCTTCGCCGGGGCGGACCGCCGGGGCTCCGACTTGGCCTCCGTCGCGCTTCGCTTTGTGTCGTCCAGGCCGACGCCCTCCTCGTCTCCACGAGGGATCAAGAGAAGGTCCCGGAGCGTGTACGACAGATCCGCCGTGAGCGCCCCCGCGACGGCCTTGTCCATCGGTCGACCCTTCGAGAGGACCGCCGGCCAGTCTCGCGTGAAGGTCACCGTCTCGGCCCCCGCGAGGCTCAGCGTCCGGCCGATGCGGACGATCATCATATCGTCGGCACAAGGGATCAACTCAACGTCCCCGGCGGAGAGCACGAGGCCCGCCTCGTGGAGTACGAGCCGACACGCGGAGATCATCGCCTCGGCGGTGACGTAGTCGTAATTGTGGAAGTCGTTCCTCCCGTTCTTTTCGATGCCCTCGAGGGCCTTCTGAGCGCTAAGAAGCGCCTCGAATACTGTCTTCGGTTTCGTGGCTGGCATGGTGCGAGCCTCCTGTGTTTAGAGTGAACTCATCCAAGAGATGAGCAGGTTCGCCGCTGTAATCAGCCCCAGGAGGGCCGAGAGCCCGCAGGCTACCACGAGGACCCGCGGCGGCTTGCGCGGGCTTGTGGGTGTGTTTCTGTCCAGTTCTCGCCCTATCTCAGGGGGTGCCGGTAGCTTCGGACCGTCCTCGATCTCTTGGCATGCCCACCGGATGAGCCGGCGAACCTCGGGATCGTGGTGGTCGTGTAGCTTCGCGATCACCTCATGAAGGACCCGGACCTCGCCGAGTAGCTCGACAGTAGCCCCCATGACGTCCTCGGGGGTGACGTGGTGAGTCTTCCCTCGGTCGTCGATGGCGATCCATGTCATAGCCTCCGGTTTCATGAGCGCCTCGAATAGCCGACGGCGTGTCCCATCCGGTCGAGGAACTTCAAGATCTGGTCGGCGTCCGTCTGGTTCGCGTCGAGCTTCTCCTCTATGTACGTGTGGTGGATATAGCCGGGTTCGCTGATCAGCATCCACCGATCCCCGGTTCCGTACTCACGCCACGCCAGGACGTATTGAGACGGGCTCAGTCGGCCATAGAGTAGGGTGTACCTGTCCCCGGTTCCGGGCTCCCAGGTGTAGAGGTCGATCCACGTCTCCGTCGAACCTACCCACCCGTGAGCGTGGATCTCGTCGAGCTTCCCGGCGTCCTCGAACGCGCGGAGGTTTGCGGGACATCGGACGATCGGCGACGGCTCAGAGCTACCGGCCAAGAGGGAGCGCTTCAAGCGCTGGTCGAACGAGACCGGATGGATCGGGGGTGTGTGCAGTGGGACAATTTTCACGGTTGTCTCCTGTGTGAAAGTAACGAGCGGGGCCTTCAGTGGCTCGTCGGTCGTAGGTGGGAGGTCGAGAGGTAGTTCCGATAATGGCCAGAGCGGGTGATCATCCCTCGGATCAGTGTCGCTGTCGGGATGCCGAGAGCGCCGGCGATGGCCTCGACGTTCTCGCGCTCCTCCTCGGTGAGGTAGATCGTCACCTTCTGAGAGTGTCGCTCCTCCTTCGGCTTCGCTGGTCGGCCCACGGGGGCGGGTGTCTTGTTGTCGGCGCTCATGGCGTCCTCCTTGTGTTGTTGGTCTTCCTGATAGCGGCCCGAATGGCGCGCTCTATCTCGTCGAGAGAAAGCTCGACGGGCTGGTCCGTGGAGACATCGACCGCGCTCTCTACCCACCACTGATCGCCGTCACCGGGATCGGGTGGGTAGAAGGTCGCGGCGGTCCCCTCATGGCGGCCGACCTGGACGCGGATCCGGCCGGTTCGCTTGATGGTCACCTCGTGGACAGTGCGCTCGCTCACTGGTCACGCCCTTGACTCGGTGATCCGTGTCTCGAGAGGTGCTCACGCTGAACTTCGTCGCGCTCCGCCTTCGTGAGCCAAACACCCGGATCGGGGTTCGGGCCGACGTAGGTCCCGAGACCGAGGTCGCGGGCGATCTTCGTGTAGCCGTTCGACGTGTAGAGGTACTCGATCCGATCCCGCTCCCCGGTCAAGTAGCAGGGGTTCCCGCTTCGTGGTCGATGCTCCCGACGCGTCGAGATCTCCCTCTTGTAGGTCGCGCGCCCGTTGATCGGGAGGGTCATCTGTCGCGGGTCCATGGGACACGGCGTCTCGGGTTCGGACGCTTGAACAGACACGGGGCTCTCTCCCTTCGGGACCATCTCGACGATCTTCGTCGACGTGATCGTCGGGTAGTCCTTGCCGACCAAGATGTCGACGGAGTTCTCGGTGGGTGTGTCGTCTGTCACGACTACGGCGGTAATGGTTACGAGGAATGTCTTCACGGTGTGCTCCTGTGTGTGCTGTGAAGGGTCAGACGGCCATGAGGCCGAGGAAGAGGGCGGTCCAGATGAACGCGCCCAGAAGGTCGAAGAGGTCGAGCCGGCTCATCGAGCGGGCGGGGTCATGTATGCGAGCGCGACGTCGTAATTGCTGTTCCGCGACCATCGGTGGTATCGCTTGTTCAACTTGACGCTGTCGATCTCGAATACACCATCGGTAAACCATGCGCCGTGAGATCGGTCCCTGTACATGATCGCGGCGTGAGTGTGCTCGGTCGATGTCGGAGCCTGGACCCGGGCCGCCTCCGTGACGGTCGGATCGTCGCTCGTGTCCTCGTCGTCGGTGTCTTCTACGACGACCGGGACGGGCTCGGGCTGAGATAGCGCCGGGGCGGGGTCTGTGTGGCTCTCTGCTGGCGTGTAGCTACTCGGGCGGACCTCGGCCCCCAGGTCGACGAAGAACGGCTTCGAGAGCGTGTTCCGGTCGATCTTGAAGAGTCCGAGCCGGCGGCCGGCGTCGAGGACCTCGGCCCATCGGCCGGGGTAGACAGACGACATCCCGAGAACCGGGGCCGCGTGCTTCTTGTAGCGGTCGACATGGAGGCGGCGGTTAGTCGTCGCGCGTCGTTGTCGTAGTGCGATCAGGACCGCGCGGGCGGCGTCGTCGTACTGTTGCTGGGTGATCTTCATGGTGTCCTCCTGTGTGATGGACTGGCCCCCCGTAGGGGGCCGGGTGGGTGGTTAGGCTGCGAGCGCTTCGAGGGCTCGATCGAGATGGTCGCGGAGTTCTTCGAGAATATGGTTCTGCCAGTCGTCGCCGTACTCCTTGATCCATGTTCTCGCGGCGCGGTGTGCGCGGTTCCTGAGAGCTTTCGCGTCGCGGACGCTCATTCGGTAGACGATGCCGTCGGCCTCGTTATTGTCGAGGTCTTCGCAGTCAAAAGCAGAGATCCCATCCGTGAAGAAGTTGTCCCACTTCTTCGGGAGGTCGCACCCGGCCTGGTGAAAACACCCCATGATGTCGTGCGCTTTGATGAAACTGATCTCGATAACGACGGCCGGCTCGGCTGGAGGCTCGGGGGTCAAGAGAGCCTCGAGGGTGTTCGCGATGGCCTCGGCCTCTTGGAAGGCTTCGACGCCACCGAGCAGGGTCATCTTTGCGGGGATGGTTTCGCCTTTCTTGTGATCGATGATCGTCGCTTGAACGTTGGACGAGATGACGGGGGTCCAGTAACCACGGCCGAATCTTCCTTCATTCCTCCCGATCCGATCGATCACGATCACGAACTGAAATTCGGCGTCCTCCACCTTTGTGATCGGGTAAACGATCCGCCCGGTGATCGAGACGGCGGTAACCGCGCGATCGACGGGGCTCTCCCGATGGAACTCGACCGAGAGGTCGGAGCCGTTGAGGTTCAGAGCTTGGAAGCGGAGGGCGAGGTCGAGGAGGTCTTGTTCCAGGGTTTGGGCTTCTTCTTTGTTCATCGTGTTTTCCTGTGTGTTCGTCCGGGGGTTCATCCCCTCGGCTCTATCGTAGAGTAACGGACCGTTATTAACGGTGTCAACTAATCGACACCAGACGATCACCCGATCGAGAGACGTACAGCGATCAGAGAAGATCGCCGAAGATCGGATCGTCGCGATCGTCGCGGCGCGCGAACGGTTCCTCGAGGGGCTGGCGACTGTAGCGGGCCAACTTGTCGAGAAGCTCGAAGCGTCGATCCCTGAGCTTCAAGATCTGACGTGTGACCTCGGCCTTGCTCCTGACCTGTTCAAGGGTCGGAGGGCCTTCGCCGAGGAGCCACAAGAGCCGCTCCAGCATCCGCGCGAACGCGATCGGGGTCGGGCCGTGCCAGTCCTTAGACATCCTCACGACCTCGGGGTAGGCCTCGTACTTCGTCGGGCGATACCAGCCGAGGATCCGGTTCACGAAGAAGTAAGGGTTCGAGCATCCGGCGTCCTGGTACCAGGTATTCCGATGACCCCTGTTTTGATACCATTTGAACTCAGGCTGGGTGTAGGTCTCCCAGTCCTCGGACCACTCTCCCGCCTCGATCGTGAGTTGATACCAGCGACGCCAGATCCGGCGGCGATCCATCTCCCATAGATCGGGATCCTCGAGAAGTTCGAGGACCTTCCACGGCTC